CAAGTGGTGGCGGCATGTGTAAAACCGGTCCGGCTTGGTATAATCAACTTAAATTTTATGTAGATGGGGAACTAGTTCACACACATAATAAAATGATGTTGACTAAGGATGAACCCTACTATCCCGGTGAAGAGTTAAAAACTTTTGTATATAAAGGTATTGTTTGCGCTGGACTAATTTGTAATGATCTTTGGGTGTGTGGATATCAACGTCCCGGTGATGCAGGTAAGTTAGCAGGATTAATGGCAGAACAAAAAGTACAACTGTGTTTCTTAGCCGCATACGCACCTAGGATTCCGCATGATCCAGATTATTTTTATACTTGGAGTGATATTCATATCCAAACCTATAGTAGGCAAGCAGGCTATACAATAGCAGTGGTCGATAGTGCTACTCAGCAGGATGGCAGTGAATATAACAACAAGACTGGCACTCCTAGTGGCATATTTGAAGGCGGACCAGAGGGTAGAGGATGGTTAGTAAAGACCGATCCTAGTGGGACACAATATTATAGCTATGAACTCGATATAAAGGCATATGAATGAAAGAATTATGGGTAGAAAAATACCGTCCTAGTAAAATTGACGGTTACGTTTTTAGAGATGAACATCAAAAAGAACAAGTCCAAGGCTGGATTAAACAAGGTAGTATTCCGCATTTATTGTTCAGCGGTAATGCCGGTATTGGTAAAACTACCTTGGCAAAGATCCTGTTTAATGAATTAGACGTTAATGATTTAGATATATTAGAAATTAACGCATCGCGCACAAACTCCGTAGAGGACGTTCGAGATAAGATTGTAAACTTTGTCCAAATGATACCTTTCGGCGACTTTAAGGTGGTATTACTAGATGAAGCAGATTATTTGTCTCCAAATGCTCAAGCGGCATTGCGTGGAGTTATGGAGGAGTATCACACTACTGCACGTTTTATTCTTACTTGCAACTATCCTAATCGTATTATTCCTGCCCTACATAGTAGATGTCAAGGATTCCATATTGAAAGGGTCGACATTACAGAGTTTACTGCTCGTGTTGCTACTATCCTAGTAGAAGAAAATATCGAATTTGATTTAGATACCTTAGACACATTTGTTAAGGCAACTTATCCAGACTTGCGTAAGTGTATCAATACTGTACAGATGAATAACATGGATGGCAAATTGCACAGTCCAGAAAGTGGAGATACAGGCGAAGCTGACTACAAAATACAAATGGTAGAATTGTTTAAGGCTGGCAAGATCAGCGAAGCAAGAAAACTAGTTTGTAGCCAAGCTCGTCCAGAAGAAATGGAAGAAATATACCGATGGCTGTATGATAACGTAGCTATCTTTGGTGATGAGTATATGCAGGATAAAGCTATCCTAAAGATTAAACAGGGTCTCGTAGATCACACGTTAGTTAGTGATCCTGAAATTAATCTGGCTGCTACTTTGATAAATCTACAATACTTAAAATAAAAAAGGGCTCCAAGAGCCCTTTTTCGTTACATCCTATTAGTCTCCATAAACCGCAAGCACCTCCTTCACGGCATTATGGCGTTCGATGTCTTGTGCTTCAAACTGTACAATATCTATATGTTTGAGCTGGCTCTTGTTGGCAATTAAATTGCAAAAATCAATTAGTCCATTGTCGTTTAATCGATCTGCCTGGGCTAAATCTCCTGTCACTACCATCTTAGACCCTTCTCCTAAACGGGTCAGTAGCATCTTCATTTGATTTACTGTTGTATTTTGGCATTCGTCTGCAACAATGTATGCGTTCTTAAATGTGCGTCCACGCATATACGCAAGTGGGCTTATTTCGATAACACCTTCCTCTAGCATTTTAGCTATATCTTTTTGTTGGTAATACTCTCCAAAGACATCAAATATAGGACGAGTCCATGGTGCCATTTTTTCATTTAGCGTACCTGGTAAAAATCCTAAATCTTCGTCTACAGAGACGGCGGGTCTTGTCACAACGATTTTATCAACCTTGCCTTCCTGAAACAATTTAATACCTACCTGTACCGCTAGCATGGTTTTACCCGTGCCTGCTGGACCAACAGCAAAAACTATGCTTTTAGCATCGTCCTGCAATTTACGTAGATATATTTCTTGATTGGCACTGCGTGGATAGAGACTTACACGCTGCTTCTTTTGAGGAAGGTATGGTTGAAAATCAATTATGTTAACTTCTGATGTAAAGCGTTTTTTCACTCTTTTACTCATTAAAGTTGCTCCTACTTTAGTTAAAAAAGCAGGACTTGTAGTGACCGCCTTTGATTACTACAGAGGTCCTACACAATTATTTAACGATCTACAAAAATAATAAAGTAATCAGTTATCGTTTAAAACCAGCTAAATAAGTGTAGAACTTCCTAGGAATCATTCATGCACCACGATATTTTAGATGTAATTAAAAACATACAAGATTTATACGAAAATAACTCTGCACTTGCTGTATTAAAGGATTTCGAGCGGGTTGTTGACGAGCTAGATTTGTATGTATATAAAAACTGGATCGATGGTGAGTTAGCATACGGACCGAAAGTTGAAAGACACTGGATTACTGTAGGGTTTATGTGGCCTCGTGATAAAATGCCTGATCCTGTAGGTGCAAAGCGTTTAACTGAACTGGGATGTAAAGTACTATATCAAAAAAGTCATTTAATAGAACCTAGAAAAATACGTACTCCAGACGACATTCGTCCTAATACTAAAAAAGGCAAATTAGATCATCATCCTATCTGGATTGTAGAAATCCAGATGCCAAAGAAAGTGGCATTTGACGTGTTTAAAGGTTACATGTCAAAAATGAAAGAAAATTATCAGGACGATATTAAGCCAACTGAAAGCACAGCACCAGTCGGTGCTCCTATTACTCCTCCACCAATGGCAGGAGGAATGCCGCCAGGCGGGGCAGCTCCAGTAGGCGGTGCTCCTGAAACAGCATCAGCACCAGGTGGGATTCCAGCATGAGTTTAAAAGCAAACGATTTAAAAAATTTAGTTAAAAAGGTTTTCGAAATCGACAGTTTTAAAAGTAAAATTGGCGATGATACTGATATTGTTGTACTAAGTTTTAGCGTGGATACCCAGGAAGCTGCTAAAGATTTAGAAAATTTTATCGAGATGGGCTATAACTTTGTGCTTGATGCAGATGTCACCGCCGGCGAAACTGATGATAGTTCATATCGCGTGTACGTAGAAATAGAACGTGATCGTCATATCGGAGAACACGTAAGTGACATTGTTGAAGGCGTAAAGAAATTGACTGGATTAGAAGAATTACGATTCCGTTATTTTAAAAGTTTTAAAAGCCAATCAGCAACATTAGAAAATCTAGAGGCAGCAGTGCCTAAGGACAAAAATTCTTATAAAATAGCTACTGAAAGAAGATTAATGGATAACTTTACTAATTTCTTTAGCAACAGTTATGCAGATAACCTTTCAGTGTTAGATGAAAGTATTACATTTCAACGTACTTTCAGCGGACCTGTAACATTTGAAATAGTAAATAGTGGTAGCAAACAAGAAGTATATGGCAGTATCAAGGGTCCTATATTCTTAGAAAACAAAGATATGGCCGAAGTTATGTTTTTAACCAAAGTTATTGGTAACTACAACATTAATAAACTTGGCAATATATTCGTATTTGAAAATAACGGCTGGGCCGTTGCACTAGAAAGGAAATAATAATGGCAGACGGATTTACATTTGATTTTACACAAGATAAGTGTACAGCAATATTACAAAACAATCCATACAGTGAACACTGGTATGAAGCATTGTGTAAGATTTTACCTGACTACGATATTAATACACCAGAACGTGTAGCTTGCTTCTTAGGTCAAACAATGGTTGAGTCAGCAGGATATAAAGCACTCGTTGAAAACTTAAACTATCGTCCAGAGACACTAGTTAAAATTTGGCCTAGTCACTTTCCTAATATGGATGTTGCTAATCAATATGCACATCAACCAGAAAAAATTGCCAACAGAGCCTACGCAGGTCGAATGGGCAATGGCGATGAAGCAAGTGGTGATGGATGGAACTATTGCGGACGTGGCCTAATTCAAATTACAGGCAAAGCTAACTATGCAGCTTTTGCTGAAAGTATTGACACTCCGGTAGAACAAGTTCCAGAATTTTTAGGAACATTTGAAGGTGCTGTACAAAGTGCCTGTTGGTTCTGGGAAAATAACAATCTTAATGCTCTAGCTGATAACGGTGATGTACTAGGCATTACTAAAAAAGTTAACGGCGGAACATTAGGCTTAGAAGAACGCCAACAACATACACAAAATGCACATCAAGTGTTAATGGGCTAATATGTTCAATTGGATAGTACAGTATGTGCTTGGAGATTTACCTACTTGGATTTGGCCGGCTGTTGCTGGTGCAGGTTTAGGAGTATATTTCCTAGCAGGTATACTTGGACATTTCCCACAAATAAAACCTTATAGTATTTTTATTAGACCCGTAGCCGGAATAGTTATAGTAATGGGTATATTCATGTACGGCGGTGCGGGAGTTGTTAGCATTTATCAGGCACAAATTAAAGAAATGGAGCAAAAAGTTGCTATTGCTGATCAAAAAAGCAAGGATGCAAACGCTCTACTATCTCAAGCACAGGCACAAAAAACTAAAGTAATTCACGATGTACAAATAGTATATAAAAATCAAATCAATCAATCAGCTACTAAATTAGATGCAGACTGTAAATTTGACAAGACTGCTAGTAAAATTTTAAATGAAGCTGCAACTAATCCTGTAAAGAATACAAAATGAAAAAATTATTAATCATTAGTTTATTAATTTTATCAGGGTGTGCTGCTCAAAAGACTGCGGTACTTACATCATTTCCAGAGGTTCCACAAGATTTGTTAACTGCATGTCCTGATTTAAAAACTGTAGATACTGCGACTGAAAAATTAAGTGAAGTTTTACCAATAATTGTAGATAACTACAGCACTTATTATGAATGCAAAGTCAAAGTAGATACATGGGTTGAATGGTATAATAAACAAAAAGAAATACAAGATAGCATAAAATAAAAGGAGATTGCTATGGGATTTTTTACAAAAATCGAAGAGTTGGCTGCAAGTAAACTAAAAGAAATATTTTTAGACAGTCAAAAATTAGTAGATGCTAGTGAAGATGCGATTGCTAGTTTAGAGGCAAAACTACTAGCTGAAAAACAAAAAGTAGCTGACTTGGCTGCCAAGGCTCAAGCTGCTGCTGAGGCTGCTGCCGAAAAGGCCAAGAGAGAAGCAGAAGATCTAGTAGATGCTGCTTTAGATGCTGCTGCTCGTGCTGCTAAACATGCCGCTGCTGTTCCAACACCAGTTGCACCAGTAGTTACTGCTGATCCAGCACCTGTAGATTTAGTTGCTGACTTATCTGGCCAAGGTGTTACTGCAACTGTGACTCAAACTGACCCAAACGTAGGAGCACCGACTGCGCAATAAATACTAGTATTAAGACAAAGGAGCGAACGATGTCAAAGAAAGAAAATAATTGGATGCAACAGCTATGGCGTCCAATGATGGGCTGGATGTATATGTTAATATGTCTGTTAGACATGGCAGTATTTCCAGTATTATGGGCCTTATGGCAGGGTGTAAATCATGTACCTATTACCCAATGGAATCCTTTAACCCTACAAGGCGCTGGCCTATTTCATATTGCAATGGGTGCGGTATTAGGTATTAGTGCGTTTGGTCGTACACAAGAAAAACTAGCAGGTACAGCCGCAAATCCAACAGCAACAAGTCAAACAATGACAAATAATACTAACATGTCAGGAGTTCCGGCAGGTATGCAAGGTGGTATGAACTCTGGAATGGGAGGCGGATTTGGTGGTAGCACTGGTGGCTTTGGTGGTAGTACCGGTGGGTTCGGTAGTGCGCCAGCAGGCGGGTTCGGCGGAACAAGTACCGGTGGGTTCGGTAGTGCGCCGGCCGCAGGCGGCTTTGGTGGTAGTACTGGTGGGTTTGGCGGCGCACCTTCGACAACACCTCCAGCAACTTCAGGCGGGTTTGGATCGGGTTTTAATAGCGGGTCAGGAGCGACACCCGCAACAACAACACCAGTAGCAGTCAATGCCAGTGGTAAGAAAGTCATTCCAACATTTGATCAACCTGCACTATAAGGAAAAATATTATGAAAAAGTTTTTAATCGCATTAAACATTGTAATTTGGAGTATTGTATGTTTCGAAGTAGCACATGCAGAGCCAGCTAAGAAACCAGCGGCTAAAACTGCCACTGTTAAAAAGGAAGTTAAACATCACAAGAAGTTTGATGGTGAAACAATGGCAACAACTAAGCCAGACACTGTAGCACCAAAAAAGAAAAAGTAAACAGCTCAAAAACTTGACAGGTCTCCCTTAGTATAGTATAATTACTATATTACTTGAGACCTGTTATTACGACTATGACTGATTATTACAATATACTAGGGGTTAACGAAAACGCTAGCCCAGATGAAATTAAAAAAGCCTATAGAAAATTGGCTAATCAGCATCACCCCGATAAAGGTGGAGATCAAGCCAAATTCAAAGACATTAGTGTTGCCTATGACAACCTAAGTGATCCACAAAAACGTGCTGAATACGATCAGCAACGTCAATATGGAGGCGGGCCACAATTCCATTTTAATACTGGCGGCGGCTTTGATCCGTTTGCCAACATGTGGGGAGCAGGATCACAACCATTCCCTAATCATCCGTTTGGGGATATCTTCGGTCGTATGCATCCAAACATGCGCCGGAATAGAGATTTAAACATACAATGTCAGATCAGTTTATTAGATTCTTATCAAGGCAAACAACTGGAAGCAAATTATAAACTACCAAGTGGAAAGAATCAAAACGTAGTTATTAATGTGCCTGCAGGAGTTACCAATGGTGACACTATTCGATACAGCGGTCTAGGAGATGATAGTGTGCCCGGAGCACAACGCGGTAATCTTAATGTTACCATAGTTGTATTACCTAACAGAGACTTTGAACGCAGGGGAGACGATTTATACACCACTGTGGATATTACTCCAATTGAGGCTATGATAGGTTGTAGGAAAACTGTAAAATCTATTACTGGTCAAACTATGGATCTCGAAATTAGGGCCGGTGTTGAGTCCGGTACAGAGTTTGCCAGCAACGGTCAAGGATTTCCGAATGTCAACACCGGATATAAAGGACGATTTGTTTCTGTAATAAGAATTAAAACGCCAGCAGTCATCGATCAAGATCTCGTAGAAAGATTAACTAAACTTAATGCTGAAATTATTAATCGCTCCTAATACTGTATTACAATCTAAGGCCGAAGACTGGGATTTTAATGTAGACTCTGATCCTATTGAGTTGGAACAGCAAATGATCAAACTTATGAGTACAGCGAATGGTATCGGGTTGGCTGCTAATCAAGTGGGTATTTTAAAAAGAGTTTTTACTATACAACTGCAAAATGGTCAGTCGTTTGCCATGTTTAATCCCAAGGTAGTTAGTGCAAGTCAAGAGATGCAGTCAGGAACCGAGGGTTGTTTGAGCTTTCCTGATTTATGGTTGGACATTGATCGTCCAAAAAGAATTACTTCAGAATACTTGGATAGTTCAGGAAAAGAGTGTATAATAGAATTATCAGATATTGATGCTAGATGTTTTTTACATGAGCTAGATCATTTAGATGGTGTTTGTTTTACAGATAAAATTAGTTCATTAAAATTAGCGTTAGCCAAGAAGAAACAATTTAAAAGGAAATATAATGGTAGAACCAAGTGATAATTTACAAGCAGTTTTTGAGCGGGCAATTGAAACTGCTAAAAAGCTACATCACGAATATCTTACAATCGAGCATTTGCTTTATTCTATGCTGTTGGAAGAATCATTTACAAATTGTTTAGAAGGTTATGGTTCAGACGTTAAAACCCTTAGAAAGAATGTAGATGACTATCTACAAAACAAGTGTGCTGAGATTACTGTAGAAGACGTTGTTATTAAACCTAAAAAAACACAGTCAGTTGAGCGTGTGCTAAATCGTGCATTTACGCAGGTGTTATTTAATGGTCGTCAACGTATTGAGCCGACTGACGTTTTTATTGCCATGATGGGCGAAAAACGTTCATGGGCACATTTTTATATTCAACAGGCAGAGGTTAATAAAGATAAGTTTTCAGATTATCTTAATAATAGTAACACCGTTGACGAAGATCACGAGGAAGGTGAAGGTGTAAGAGATTCACAAAGCGAAAAGGCTCTAGCATCGTTCACAACTAATCTCAATGATCAAGTGGCTAAGAATAAAGTAGATCCTGTCATCGGACGTATTGATGAACTGGAAAACATTGCCCTGGCTTTAGGTCGTCGTAGTAAAAATAACGTAATCCTTGTTGGAGATCCGGGCGTTGGCAAAACTGCTATAGCAGAGGGGCTTGCCTATAATATCGTAAATGGTGCGATTCCTGATTTCTTAAAAGAATATAAGGTTTATAGTTTAGATATTTCAGCCATGTTAGCTGGATCAAAATATCGTGGCGACTTTGAAGAACGTTTTAAAGCAGTTGTCAAAGGTCTACAAAAGAAAGGCAAGACGGTATTGTTTATTGATGAAGCACATATGATTAGCGGTGCAGGATCTGCTAGCAACAGTGCTAACGATCTCGCTAACATGATGAAGCCTGCTCTAAGCAAAGGCAACATCAAAGTTGTAGCATCAACTACCTGGGAAGAATATCGCAAGCACTTTGAAAAGGATCGTGCCCTAATGCGTCGTTTCCAACGCATCACCGTTGACGAGCCTACACAAGAAGTAGCAGTAAGTATTTTACAAGGTATTAAAAAATACTACGAAGGTTTCCATAGCGTTAAAATTCGTAGCGATGCTATCCAAGCGGCTGTTAAATTATCAGTCAAGTATCAAACAGATAAGAAACTACCAGATAAAGCTATTGACCTTATTGACCTAGCATGTAGTCGTTTCAATTTAAAATTAGCAGACGAACGTGTTATCACTGAACGTGAAATTCAATATGAGTTAGCTAAAATAGTTCAAATGCCTGAAGAAAAGATTATGGAAACAGAATCTAGCAATCTTGCTACTCTGCAGGAAAATCTTGAACAGGTAGTATATGGTCAGGATCTAGCTTTGCAAGAAGTAGTTGACAAAATTGTTGTTGCTCAAGCAGGACTTAAGAGTGAAAATAAACCTGTTGGATCATTTGTGTTTATGGGCCCAACTGGTACTGGTAAGACTGAAACTGCCAAAGCACTTGCTAAGAATCTAGGTGTCAAACTATTACGTTTCGATATGAGTGAGTATCAAGAAAAACACAGTATCAGTAAGTTGATTGGATCACCTCCAGGTTATGTTGGTTTTGAAGAAGATGCTGGTCAGCTAATCACTCAGATCCAAGAAGCACCTAATGCTGTATTGTTGCTAGACGAAGTTGAAAAGGCACATCCAGACGTTATGACTGTATTATTACAGTTGATGGACAACGGATTTATTACAGGATCAAATGGTAAACGTGCTGATTGTCGTAATTTAATTCTTATCCTTACTACTAATGCTGGTGCTCAATCAGCAGAAAAGAACGCAATTGGTTTTGGTAAACAAGATAAAGACTACAGCGATGCAGATTTGAAGAAGTTCTTAACTCCAGAGTTCCGCAATCGTTTGGACGGTGTTGTTACATTCAACAAACTCGGCAAAGAAACAATGGTCAAGGTCGTTAATAAGTTTATCGACGAACTTAAAGAGCAAGTTAAAGACAAAGGCATTCGTATCAAAATCAACAAAGAAGCAGTTGAATGGTTGATTACTAAAGGATTTGATCCTAAGATGGGTGCTCGTCCATTGCAACGTGTTATTGACAAGGAAATTAAACGTGACCTTGCTCGTATGATGTTGTTTGGTGATCTAAAAAATGGTGGTTGGGCTACTATTACTATAGTAGATGATAAGATCTGCCTAGTTAGCAAGGCCAAAGAATCTAAAGTTCCATTGCTAACTACTGATTCAACTGTTGCCACTTTGGATGCTGAGATTGATGGAATTTAAAACAACCAAAAGACTCTTTAAGGGAATATATCAATACAAAGTAGTATTGGTATGTTCCGGTGCGACTTGGTTCAGAAGTGGTGATATGTCTGCTACTTTAGAAAATCTTAAAAAAGTTAATTTTGATAGCAAAAAGGTCCACAACTGGTATCAGCATCATGCCCATATTAAAACCCCTGAAGATTTAGACTATGCACTAAAGCTACAGAACGCTCTCAGCAAAATGTCAGGGATAGATATCCGTGTCGAATCGCCCTGGATTACCATTTATACTAATAATAAGAAAGATACAGAAATCTTAAGTAAAATTGACGAGTCGCATGTTAAGTATATCAGTATGCCAGTTGCTGGTAAAACACTACAGGAAAACACTGTAGTAATGCCTAAAATGAACTTTGATTTTAGAGTAACCCTAGGTAAAACTACATCTGAGAACTTGGGATTTGTAGAGTGGGCTGAGAAAAATGCCAAGGTAAAATTGACAAAAAGTTGCATTAGAGACCTAAATAAACCACGTAGCTGGGGTGGAACACACTTCTATATCACCGGTGATAACAATCTATTGCTGGCCAAGATGCATTTAGGCGATAGTATTGCTAAAATAGAACGCATAGTCAAGTAATAAGCCTAGACAGTTGATTACAAAAGCGATAAATACTCTAACCGCAGAGTTTTCTGCTGATTTAATAAAACGGGCTTAGAAATGCGTATACGTGAACTGATCGAAAATAAAAATTTTAATGATTTACAGTATGTTGAAAAAACAACAGAAGGTAATCAAATCAATTTTGATCTCCCAGAAGATGTGATACATTTTATGCACAACAACGATGAGGCATATCGCCGCCATCTATATCCAATTATTGCTCGTTGCAATCATTTACAAAAAAAGAATTTTAAAACAAAACCTAGCATTTTGAAACCAGCGGTTGACGAGTGCTACAAATCTTATCTTAAAGAATATCCGATTCGTGAATTACCAACTACATTAGATGAAGAAACACTAGATAAGATTTGCGAAAAACTGCATGAGGAAATTTATCAACATATTGCAGATGGAAAATACGGAGAGTAATCATGCTCTTGCGTGAGTTGTTTGTAAATCCTAAAAAGACAGTCGTAGAAGCCAATTTAACCATGTGGCCGGAAGCCGAGCCATTCGATCAAGCTATAGCCGACAAATTGGCTAATGAAGTAAACAGATATATTAATGGCCTAGGCAAACACATAGTTGTTTACAAGACCGGCAGTGCCGCAAATCCAACTCCTGGCAAATTCAGCAATGACTTAGATCTGATGGTTGACTTAGGTCATCTTATGAAAGTGTTTGGAACTAAAGATGGCAAGACTACTAGAGTAGAACTTGAAAAATATCTACAAGGTCAGGGACTAGACACTAGAAAAGCAGGATCAGAAGTTCATTTTCTATTACCTTATCAAGGTAAATTCTATCAAGGCGGTATAAAGGTTGTAGCTCATGCCGAACATGTTCATAAAATGCATGTTCATAATATCCCGCAAGGAAGTCCATACAAAGGGGTACATAAACAGGTATTCCTAAGCACGTTGGCCAGTAAGTTAGGTATGCTGTATAGTCCCGACGAAGGATTATATGCAAGAGATGCCATGGGCAAGAAGGCCCAATTCATTACTCATAATTTAGATGACATTGCTAAACGTCTATTAAATGCCAACGCCACTGCTAAAGATTTAGGTAGCTTAGAAAGTATTATGGCAGCTATACCTAATCAAGAACTTAAAAACGAAATCCTACAAAGATCCAGCGAAGGACCTAGTTGGAAAAATACTCCACCGCAGCCTATTAATGAAGCGGCTGCGCCCGCGGTAGGCCGTAAATATCAACACATCGAAGACCTTGTGTTTACAAATGGCAGTACTGGCGGACTACATGCAGTAGAGCGTCTACGTCATATGACCGGTGCAGGTGGTAAAAAGATAGAATTAAAATGGGATGGTAGTCCTGTAGTCTATTGGGGACGTGATGAACAAGGCCGATTCCACATGTTTCCAAAAAATGCGTGGGACTACATGAAACGTAACACTACACATACTAAATCTGGCATAACAACTATGATGAATGATCCAGACGATGTTATGAATTTTATTTTAGGTACAGGAAAGACACAGGCCGGGCAAGAAGCACAACGTCAAGCATTTGCTCAAGGGATGGCCAGTTTGTGGCCGTTGTTTGAATCAATAAGTCCCGAGAAAGGTTATATCGAAGGTGGGGTTTTATTCTATCCAGGTAAACCACCAAAACTAAATCCCACAACAGGCGAGTATGATTTTACTCCAAACATCACTACATTCCATATTCCCAGTAGCAGTGATTTAGGTAAACGTATTACCAAGGCTGTATCTAATCCAGATGGTCAATATCTCATGGTTGCTGCTACAGGATATTACACGCATATCGGTAGCGAAGAACAGCGTTATCCCAATGCAGAAAATTTATCTACTAAAAATGTCATAGTGCAAGGAACAACCTATGTCGAAAATCCTCCACAGATAGATGACGCAGGATTAGCTCATACTGAGCAATATATTAAAGACAATAAATCAGTAATTGATAGTTTCATAGCAGGACAGCCTGGATTAAGTAAACCTGGAGATGTATTATACAGTTTCTTTAATCAAAATTTACGTGTAGAAGGCGTAAAAGAAAAATTCGTTGATTGGGCGAATGATAAACTATCGTCTGGTCAAGCACAAAAAATATTAAATCATCCCGGGTTAAATGTTATACTCCACGCTGTAGAAATGTTAACTAGTCAAAAGATGAAAATTATTAATTCATTAAGTGCCGGAACACACAGTGGCATTCGTCAAACTAAACCCGAAGGATACGTACAAGCTCACCCAGGTGGTCAGTTTAAGAACGATTTACCCGGACAGTTTGTCAAAACTATTGATCAGGCTAACTGGGCTCCAAGGAAAGATAATGAACCTGCGTGAACTACTTAATCGTACAGGTGAACACAAAGCAGCCGTAGTAGGTTGGGGACGTGGTATGGGCCATAAGGGTCATATGTATCTGGCCAGCAGTGTTATTACACAGGCTAGAGAAACTGGTGCCGATCCTTACTTTGTATTAAGTCGTTCAGTTGGAAAAGATGATCCTTTACAACCAGAAGAAAAACTAGCAATTTATAAAAAAGTATTTCCACATCACGGACAAATATTTCATGTGGCTACAGAAGAAATGCCTGATTTAACTCGTGTACTACGTAAGTTAAATGAAATGGGATACACTGCTTGTACTGTTGTTGTAGGTGCCGATCAAGTCAACGCTTTAAGTTATGTTAAAAATTATAACGGCGTCGCCGATAAGGCTGGAAATATTCCATTTAATTTTACAGATGGGTTACAGGTTATCAGTCGTCAAGAAACTAACGATCCTAGTAGAGAAGAAGAAGGCCCACGTGCTACACCAATGCGTGATATACTGTTAGATCCTAATGCTACAGAAGAAAAAAAATTCCAAGCATGGCGTGATTCTATGAGTCCAGAATTAAGTGATGACGAAGTACGCGATCTAATGCACAAAGCCGAACAACGTCTGAGAGATTTTGCTAAACCTAAGGCTAAAAAAACTAAAAATACCAAAGTCACAGAAACGGTAAATATAAAGCAAGCCAATCAAAGGGTTAGAGAGATGAGAGCACAAGAATTTATACGCAAACAACTAGCAGAAGGCGATGTTCCTTATGCTGGAAAAGGCGCCGAAAAATTGCATCACAATCATATTCAAGCATTAAAAAATGCCATGAGTATTCCTAACATTAGCATGAACAAGGCTAATGGTAGTCCGTATATGCAGTATAGATTTGGTATGGCCATGGCCAATCCCGATATGCCACGTGCAGGTGCAATGAGTGGAGATCCTTTAATTACTGCATACACAGATGCTGAATTGAAAAAGGTAGAAGATGCCGCTAAAGCTCTAGGTGC